TTATATTTATATTTATCAAGCTGTTAAACCGAAGAAAGACTAATACTTCTCCACGTCATTAACCAAAGTTACAGTCATCATTTTGCCAAGTGTCTGGTCTTTCGCTCCCTGAAAGTCGTATGAACATTCAATTCCGCCGGGGCCGTCAATCGACCGCTTGGGCTTGGGTAAATAAACTTCATGGCAGGTAATGACGAGTTTCAGGTTATCCGAAAGCTGATAGCCCAGCTCAACATCAACCGGCGTACCTGCTCGGGCTTTATCCAACAGCTCATTATCACCATAACGGGCGGAAATACTTCCGGATAAACTTGCCACACCCAAATCAATCGCCTCAACCTTGCCATCGTTACGGATGGTTTCGATTTTTTCCAGATTGTTGGAATAAGTGGCGTTTGCTGAAACAATATTGGCCAAAAGCTCACCGCCGCTCTTTATATATCCCTGAAATTGTGACACACGGGTGTAGGGATAAACTTCTGGAGCCGTGTCGATGGCCGTTTCCGAGCCGCTTTCACCCTGCGCCATCAGATTGATGGTGGCCTGCGCTTCTCCAGACCGCTGAAAATTAAAAGCAATGCTGTTGGCGCGCACACCGGAAAACCTGATAAACTGCGGAATCTCCGGCAATCCGACCTCCAGTGAATAACTCGGAACAGATGTTTTCCCGCTTTCAAAAGTATGAGTAAAACTCCCGTCTTCATTGTCAGTTGTGGCCGGTGCACCGAACACAGCTTTCAGCCAAAGGCCAATATTGCGCATATCCACCGGGACGGCCATATCTCCGTCCACGTTGATAACATCCTGAAAAGGCTGTGTCGGGTCGCGTCCCAATCCTAAAACATTGGACGACACGAGATTTTGCTCGCTATCCAAAGATGAGGAAATAAATGGGATTTTCCGGTAATTTTCTTCCGGCGGCACGCCGTACTCGTTTTCTTCGGCAATTAAAAGCTGGGCGTTCCAGCCATAGGCTCTGCTCATAAGGTATTCCTTTCACTTAAGTTAAATTTGAATCAGAAACATATTCCAGTGTTACCGGCACAATGGCCGCTTTGATGGTTAATCCCCCCTCAACCGGCTGTTCGATAAACTCCGGCGGTTCCGCATGCATGTGATCAATTAATCCGGAGAGCGTCACATCAACCGTCAATAAACGCCCGACAGCTTCCAACAGACGGTCAAGTCTGGCATCATTATCGGCATCGTCTGTTTTTTGCACCAGAACCTCAATCTCTGCCCGATGATGGAACACATAACACACCGGTGACAGCAAAATCTCCGGTTCGCCGATATTTCCATCCCGCAGGACCACCAGACCTGAAGAAGGAATTTTAACCGGAAGCGAGATATTGCGTCTGACTTCCGTGTCCGGCAACGCAGAAAGCTTGTCAAACAGGGCCTGTAAACCTTGTTCACGTTTGCTCACGCCAATTCTCCAAAATTAAAGACGGCAGTTTTGCCTGCCATTTTGCACCTTCCGCGGCAAAATTAATCAGTTTGGGCATTCTAACCTGTGGCACAAGAACAAAAGCGACGATTGTTTTCCTTTTTTGTTCATGCACCAAAAGCGACGCGCCGTTTTTCCGATACACGAACCGCAGACGAACACCTTTTGACCTTTCATATAAAGCCGGCGTCATGCGTTTGTTGCGGATTCGTTTGGAAATGGCGGCGGTCGGTATCGCCAGCCACAAACCGTCTTTGCCGCGGACAACCGTCTGGTACTCAAAGCCTTCCATAATTTTCTGCGCCTTTGTATAGACCACACTGGCGGCGGAAACGCTGTTTTTAGCTTTTGGATAAACATCTCCCCGCCAGGTGTTAGCAAGCCTTGCCCCCAATCCCGCGGATTTGACCTGCGTTCGCATGGCGATTTTTAAACCGTTGGCGGCAAGAGATACCCCTTTGGTCACTGCTCTGGCGCAGTTTTGATACTCTCGTTCCATATATTCCACCAAACTGCCTTCCACAGCCGCTTTTAAACGCATACCAGATCACCTTTTTCTTGACATTTTCCTTGTAATACATCATAATACAACATATTACAAAGGAGAGTCCCATGAACACAATATCTTTCAGAACAGAAGAAAGCACCAAGCAAAAGCTTGATATGCTCGCTGCACAACAAAACAGAGACCGCAGTTATATCATCAATCAGGCGATAGATCAGTTTCTATCTCTGTATGATTGGCAGTTTGCTCATATTGAAGAAGGTGTCAGACAAGCGCAAAGCAACGAATTTGCCAATGAAACCGAAGTCAAATCTGCTTTTGACAAATGGAAAAAATGATGCTGAACATTAAATACACCAAACTTGCCATTCAGGACTTAAATGACAGTTATGACTATATTTTTAACAACAATCCCTATGCCGCCCGTTTAGTGATAGCCAAAATAGAACTGACAATTTCTAAAATTGCTGAGCATCCGGGTATCGGGCATAAGGGACGTGTTGCCGGAACCTTTGAATTTCTCGTTCTGGATACCCCTTTTATTATCGTTTACATGTATGATCGTGAAAACCTGAAAATTGTTTCCATTCTCCATACTTCACGAAGATATCCTTAAACGCATACCAGATTGCAACTCCATATCAGATTGTGGATGTCCCTGACAGGTTCGGAACGGACAGCATAGATTTTGCCATCCATTCCGATTTTATCGCCAACTTTTAAATCCGGCGCATCGGAAATTCTGATCTTCGCCCGATGCGTGCCAGAATGGGCATTGACAAACCCGACTTCTGTTATCTCGTCTGGCTCGCTTAAAATCAGGCGGACGGAATTATTTTTGTATGTCGCCATCCGTCCCAACCGGTTGAACAGACTGTCCACCGCCGTTTTCATCGGGTTTACCGTCATTTTCCTTATTCTCCGCTTGCTTCTTACCTAGGTCAGACGAAGAGTTCGCCGCCGACCCTTTGATTAATTTTTCCGCAAATCCCAGCGCAATCAGCCGATTGGCTTCCGTTTCGCTGACATCGCAGATATTGCCCGGCAATATTTCTTTATTTTTGCCAATAACCAAAGTAATCAAAGCCCTTATTTTCATTTTTGCCTCCTTTACCCAATGGTTACGCACATGGAGGCGTTCGGCCGATACGGAACAACCAGCGGGGCGGACTGTAGCAACAGCCAGCGCACACTGGGGTCTTCTTCTATCCACGACTTTGTAAAATAGCGGCTGGCCGTCCAGTTGGCTTTTTCATCATGAATGGCACCGTAACAGCGTGTTCCCTCCAGTCCCTCGCGAGATCCGAGCAGTACCGTCTTTTCCGGCAGAAACTTTGCCGTCTGTCCGGCGTCATTGATGTAGGTGTCGTTATAAACCCAGATATCAAAATCGCCGATTGAACCGATATAACGGGCTTTGGCATCCTCCGAACGCAATGCCGGATCGATGGAAAGACTGTTGTTTGTGCCGCGGCGGATGTCCAGATATTTCTGCACGATGTCATTGCCCCGAAAAATCTTCCACGCCTGCGGATCCATGACCACGGTTTTGGCGACCACGCCGGATTTGTCCTGAATGGCAATCGCCCAGTCTTCCAGATTGTCAATCGGGTTGACGCCGGCGGTTTCCCAAGTCGATGAACCGCTCAAAGCTTTGGTTAACGTCTCATCTCTTCCGAAATCAACCGTCTGCGCCGGATAACCGTCCCCGGACACGATAACTTTGCCGGTGCGCAGAATTTCCGCCGCCATCACTTCCTCGCGGCGGGTCAGATTGTCCAGTTGATCCTTAAGATGTGTTGCCAATGCCCGTTCATAACGCTGAGCAGGGGACAAAGAACCGCCGATTGCCTCGCCGGCAACGCGTTTATAAGGTATGTTGGCGTCAAAACGACGTTTATCCTTGACATACGCCGGTTTGAACGATTTGGTCTGATAACCGCCGCCGTCAACGACCTTTCCCGGCAGCAGAGGTGACACAAACGGCGAGATTCTCGGTTTGCTGTCCGTCACATCAAAGAAAATCTCTTCCTTGTCGGAAGTTTGAACATTCGGGAAAAAGGTATCCAAAAGAAATGACGGCGGTGTGCGCAGGCGTTCCACCACCTTGGCCAACACTTGGGTTGAAAAAATATCCATCTGTTTATGCTCCTAATATGCTTGGTTGTTTTTGATAAAAATGCTTTTGGCGCGGAGAGCGTCTTTCAGGCCATCGATCGTAAGTCCGCTTCCGACGGTCAGCGCCGCCGCGTTGAACTCCCCGGTCAGATAAACAACAGCCTGTTTGTCTTCTTCCGACGCATCGACCGCTTCCGCCAGAACGGCGTAAGCATCCTTTGAACCATCCGTTGCCGCCGCTGTGCAAATCGTGCATTTGCCGCTGGCTGTAATTTTGCCTAGAATGGTTCCACGGACATACTTGCCGCCGGAAACGGTGGCCAACTCGGCAATCCTTGGAAATTCACCGGCCAACAAATTGTCGGAGGTGGTGGAACCCTGATCCGTAAATCCCTGTGCTGTCATCTGTTTCTCCTTAAATTAAAGAGGCGATGCGCTGAGCAACCGCCTCCGGGGTTTCATTGTCGGCTTCCGCCGCCGGACGGATGTCCGGATTCTTAATTGCCGCCATGGCCTGTTCAAAAGCGCTTTCCCGATGAGTGGGAACAGTCGCCAAAATCTCCAGGATATCGTCTGCCGCCAAATCCGTCTTTGTCAGCAGCAGTTTTGCCGTGTTCTCCTTACCTTGGGCGACCTCAGAGGCAAAAACTTGCGCCATGCGTTCCCGTTCTGTGCGCCGGATATCCTCGGCGCTCGTTTTTTCATTGTCATTCATGAATATTTTCTCCGTTTGTTGAAAATTAAAGCCTGCGATTATCGCCTCAAACGAGGACAATCCGTCCGCCAGGCCGTTGCGAACGGCATATTGGCCGACAGCCACATCGCCGGCACCAAAATTTTTAACCACATCAACCGCCGAGATACCACGGTTGCGGGCGATTTTGGCGATAAAAACCTCCGCCAGCTCATCAACCCTTGCCTGAATTTTGGCTCTGCCTTCTTCCGTGTTAATGTCCGGGCGCTTGTTGGGGCTTTGAGAAGAAACGATTTCTATTGTTTTGCCATCATCATTCTTTTCAAAAACAGAAACCACCCCGATAGAACCAAGCACCGCCGTATCGGAAGCCAAAATCTTGTCGCAGGCGGAGGCAATCCAGTATGCCCCGGAACAGCAGGCCCCGGACGCATATGCGACAATCGGCTTTTTCCCTCTCGCCAGAAAAATCATGTCCGCCAGTTCCGAACAGCCGTTGACTTCACCGCCCGGACTGTCAATATCAAGCAAAATGGCTTTAACTTCAGGATGTTGCAACGCTTTGTTAAAGTCCCGGGCCAGCAGTTCATACGACGTTGCGCCGCAAATCCTTGTCATCAGATTGGCATAGCGAAACAACGGGCCCGACACTTTAAGAACAGCAACGCCGTCTCTGATTGAGGCGGCGTTGGCATCTTTCATATCTTTGCCCATCTCCCGGGCTATGGCTTCAGGCGTTTTGCGGCTTTCCTTCGCGATCTCCGCCATCGTTCCCATCATCTCCGGCGTCATCGCCCAAATGCTCTTGTTTAGTATTTTCATTGATCAACCCCATTTCCTTAAGTTTATTTTTTTCCCGAACCCGTTGTTCGACCACTTCCTCCCAATCCAGTCCCTGAGAGGCGCACTCGTTTTCCAGTGTGGACAAACCGATTTCCATGCGGAGTTGGCAGGCCTGCGCTTCCTTAACCGGATCAACCCAACCGCGTCCCGGACCAATCCATTTGCATCGGGTGTAGGCATAGCGGTTTTTATAAAAATCCGGTGCATCCACCAAGCCTTTGTTGACCATTTCTTCAAGCCACAATTCATAGACCGGTGTTGCCCAATAGTCTGCCAGCCATTGCCGCCGTCCGTTAAAATAGCGCCACGCTTCCAACAATGCCGACCTCGCTGAGGAATAGTTGGTTTTGGAAAAGTCCTTCAGCAACAATTCGTACGGAACGTTTAATCCTGTACCAATATGCCGAAGCAAATTCTCAACAAAACTCCCGTAGGCGGAGTTTGGCCGGCTTGGCGTAAACGGCGCAACCTTGTCTCCGGGAAATATCGGAATAATGGAGCCGCCCTCCAACTTAACCTGCCAATCTTTCTTGGCGTTCAAATAATCATCGCTGGAACCGCCGAACAATTCATTTAATTCTTCGCCACCCATCGGTGTTTCGATAAAAGCGGCAATCATCGCGTTGACAATCGCTGCCTGCAATTCGGAACGCTCATAATGGTCAAGCATTTTAAACATCGGCATAATCGCAGAAAGGATAGGTTTTCCTCGGGTCTGTCCAATACGGCTGACGTCATGAACATGCAACACCCGCCGCCGGCCGAAAGGTGTAAAAGTTGGAACACGCTCCCATTCCAGTGAAGACATCCAATAATCCCCCGGATGTTCTTTTAGTATATGGTAGGCGATCGGGGCACCGAAACGGTCAATCTCCACGCCACCGCGCAAATTCTTACTATCCGTGCTGTTATTTGGATTGGACAGCCTGTCAGGTTCGATTAGCTGAATGGTGGTGGCAACCGGACGTTCCGGCAGCCACAAAGCCAACGCCAGCGCCTCGCCGTTAATCAAACAGGATTTAAAAACCTGCGTTGTCAGTCCATGAAAATTGAGGCTTTGCGCCGCATCACACATAAAAGTCTCCGACCATGAGCGCCACACCCCCTCAACTTTGGCCTGCCATTTCTCCTCCCAATCCTTGGTTTTACCTAAAAGCTTATAATCAGGCTTGGCGGAAAGACGAAAACCCGTACCGACAATATTGTCAGTCAGCGTCTGCATCGCACCGCTGGCAATCCCGTGGTTGCGGGACAAATCTCTGGAACGGGCGACCATTGTGGAAAGTTCGGGCAAAAGGTCGCTGTCCGCCGAACCCCGCCCGGGTTGCCACGAGGCAATCTCCCTAAGTGTCTGCGAGGCCGCTTTATGTGATGTATCTGCCATTAAAAACTAACTTTCATAATTTTGCGGCAGACGGAGGTTTTCCCCTCTGCCGCAGCAATTTGTGATTTAAGGTTTGCAATATAGGTTTCCAGACTTGTCCGACTGGCCTGATTGTAAGTAACAGAACCAAAATTGCCAACATTGACCGAAACTTCCCTTGCGCCTATCATCAGCTGATGATAAGCTTCTTCAGCCTCTGCAAGTCTTGTCTTTAATATTTCCTTATCTACAGCCATGGATCATCCACCTTTGTCGCTTTCATCTGTATAAATCTTGCCGGTTTCTTTTTCGGCTTAGCCTCAGGTGTCGCCGGAATAAGAGCCTCCAGCTCAGCCCAGGCTTTTTCACTCATGCGGTCAAGACCGTAAATAGCCGCGCCGGCTCGGGCGTAAACCCGACAGTCCAAAGCCTCGTTGCGCCGTACGGGATCTTTTTCCCAAACCGGTTTCGGATAGCCGTTGCTTATCCTGACCACCTGCCGCTCCGCTGTCAGCTGTTTGAAATATTCCTCGGCATACTGCGGAAAATGGCAGCGTCCAAACTGCGAAGCATCCTCGCCAACACGTTCCATCCTGAGCCAACGGTATAACTCAGTCTTGATAACCGGACCGGACACATTCCATACTTTCAGTCCCTTTTTCCTGGTATCGGCTTTGGATGTGGACAACAACATCGCCGTGTCCCGGCTCTGGCCCTTGACCGCAACCACCGTCCTCGGCTGGCTTGCTCTCGCGCCGTTGCCTCCCCAAACGGCTTGGCTGAACTGCCTTACAAAAGAATAAACATCCTGCGTGGCATATCCGGAATCAACGCACATCACCCGTATTGGCAATGTTACGCCGCTTTCATGCGGATAATCTTTTGTCAGCACATTTTCAAGTTTGCGCCAGACTTCCGGTCTGGCAGTGTCTCCGTCTAAAACAAAATACGCCACCGACCAGCTCTGCTTCTGCCGTCCCCAAGCCACAACTTCGCATTCAATACGGTCTTTTTGAATATCAACACCAGCGGTTAAGAACAATCCGCCGTAAGGAACAGTCCCGATCGGATAAATTTCTCTGGCTTCATACAGGCGCTGCCATTCCGGCGCATCGCTTTCCGCCTCAAAGGTCTCACCCAGAATGGTGTTTTGAAAGCCCTGCATCAGGCTTGGATTTTTCTTGGTTTTCTCATAAATAGCCACGCATTCTTTCCACGACAGCCACCCAATCGGCGAATACAGGGACGATAAATGGAAACCCGCCGTCACACCATCGCTGGATGCGGTTGCCTGCCATCGGCCGTTGGCCAGCATTTGAGTTTTGTAATGTTCACCGATATGTCCACCGCAATGCTCGCACACATAGAACACATTGCCATCTTCCGCCTGTATCTGTTTCCATTCCAACCGCTGATAAGCGCCGCAGAAAGGACAGGGCACAAAAAAATAGCGCTTGTCGGAGTTTTCAAACTCCCGCTCAATGTTGGACAGGCCTTTGATCGTCGGCGTGGACACCAGAAAAATCTTTTTTCTTTTGTTAAATGTGGCGGTTCGCCGTTCCGCCAGCAAAATCGGATCGCCTTCGCCGTCAATATCCTGCGGATAGCCGTCAATCTCATCCATAAACAGATACCGCGCCGGCATGGAACGCAGCCCCACCGCCGAGTTTGCTCCGGTCATCACCAACACGCCTCCCGGAAAATCTTTGGACAACATAGTGTTGCCGCTGTCCCGGGAACGCGCCGGAGCCACCAGTTTTTTTAGTTCCGGACAATCCTCAATCAGAGGATCTATGCGTTGTTTGGAATTACGCTTGGCCATTTCCACCGTTGGCGACACCGCCATAATCGGCCCCGGCGCTTTGTGCATGACATATCCCAGCCAATTGTTGCCGCATTCCGTGCCTCCGATTTGCGCGCCTTTCATAAACACAACCTTTTGAACAGGGCTTTTCGGCGACAGGCAGTCCATAATCTCTTTCAAATACGGCGTTCTGTCTGTCCGCCAGCGCCCCGGTTCCGATGCCGACTTGCTGGAAAGAACGCGGTATTTATCGGCCCATTCCGACACCGGCATGTATGAATCCGGTTCCACGCCCTTGAAAAATTCATCCTCAATATAGCCCTTCGCGTCAAAGCTCCCGATCGATAAGCTCTCTGCTTTCGGAGAGGAGTTTCCGTATGTATTCATCCAACACCACCGCCGTCTTATGTTCATCCGCGCCGAGTTCAGCTGCGATTAACGCCCCGTAGCGGGTGGAAAAGCCGGAAAACAAATCCCGCAAAGCTCTCCCGAGGTTAAATGCGTGCTGTCCGGCCTTTTTGCGGTCGATTGTTTCTCCCGTTACCATTTTGAGTTTTGCTTTGGCCAGCATCGCCCGATAATAAATATCCGCTGTTTTGGCCTGCTGAAAGGTTGAAAAATTCTGCCGCCCGCCGCCGGATAATTCCGGCTGAGCCTCAAACAGGGGGTCGGCTTTGCGGCTTTTGGCCGGATCGGTGTTCATAAACCATTCTTTATTGGCTTCATCCACATCGATTTTACCGTCCGGCGTTTTATGAATACGCCCAGAGGCAATCGCCGTTTGCACGGCATTCAACCGTACACCCCGAATTCTGGCATATTCCCGAAGTGACACCTTCCGTCCCATTTATTCTCCTTAATTTGCTTTGGCCATATATAAATAAAGCGTACAATATACCACCGGAATTAATTTCAGCGCACCAAAGCCGATATTCAGGCATTGTCAGGCATTTTTGCGCCCAAAGGAAAACGAGGCAGATAGCCTCGTTTCCTCAAGCCTGCATGCGGTTTTAGAAAGAAAGGATAATTAATTAAGTCCCCGCACCGGCTTAAATGTGAATATGACACGGCTGGAGGGGAGCTTACGCTCCTCATACCGGCTAAAGCTTGCTTACATCATAGCCAAGAGCCGTTAACACCCGTTTTTTCTCCTCTTCTGAGGGATTATTTTCGTACCAACACCATGCGTCACTTTCCGATAAATAACCCTTAGGCGGAATTTTGACTATGTTTAATTCTTTTAAAACTTCCAAAAGTTCATCCAGTCTGGACAATTCATGGCATATTAACTCTTCGATAATGTTTTTATTTTTCATGGCTTAATCCTTTCTTTTAAGTTACCGCTTCGGCATCCATACCTCTGCTTACATTACAATGAATGCTTGGAAAACCTCAGAAGTCCAGCCAATTCTGCATTATTTTTCAGGAAAGTTGCGGGGCGGACCGCGCCCCGCTTATCTCTCAGTCCTCCCATTCGGGTATCAGGTCGCCGCTGTCAAGGTCGGAATTATAGCCTGTAAACTTCTCGGTACTTAATCTGACCCCGCCAACCGCTTGGATAACTATCCCGTATTTTAAGCTCAGCGCCTTTAATTCTTTACAAAAATCTCGATACTTTTGAGGGATGATATCCTGATAGGCCGTTTCATCAACATAATACCTGTAGTCCTCGATAATGCGTTCTTTGGTTAATCGGCGGTCTGCTATTTTTATAAAGGTTTCGACATTCGTCCTGATCTCCTCCATGTGGCTGTCGGCGATATGTCTTCCCCAGCGGCTGTCCATAAGTTTCTGGGTTTCTTCAGGAGTAAGTCCTGAATTCTTCTGGATAAGTTTGGCAGTCTCATTCCATAATCTGGTCATGTCCTTTTTATGTTTAAGATAACCTTCCGCCGTTCCCCAGAATCCCCATCCTTTATTTTCTGTTTCTAAAATCGTAGTCATTATTTTATCCTTTCTTTCAATTTATTGTAGAGTTTTTATCCTCTTTACAACACAATGAATGCTTGGAAATAAGGGAAAGTCCAATTAATTCTGCATTATTTTTTATTATAACAAATTGAATTATAATGATATTTTTTAAACAGCGGGTTTGCTGGCGATAATTCGGCCACTTAAAGGGATGCAACTTTTTTCTCGTACAATATACCGCTTGATTGATTATTCAAACTTTCCGCATGACTTTCAAAGAGTTGCGCTTTTTGGCCCGTGTACTCTTCCCAGCGGCGGACAATCACATCGCAAAATTTCGGATCAAGCTCAATCAAACGGGCTTTACGCCCGGTTTTCTCGGCTGCGATAATCGTGGAACCGGAGCCGCCGAAGCCGTCCAACACGATGTCTCCCAATTTTGAACTGTTATTTATGGCTCTTTCCACTAGTTCCACCGGTTTCATCGTTGGATGCAGATCGTTTTTGACCGGTTTGTTGTACGTCCAGACATCGGATTGATCACGATCGCCGCACCAGTAATGTTTTTGATTGGCATTCCAACCATACAAAATCGGTTCATACTGCCGTTGATAATCCGCCCGTCCAAGTGTGAAAGTGTTTTTGGCCCAGACGATAAAAGTCGACCATTTGCCGCCGGCAGAGATAAAAGCATTGTAAAGAGTATGAAGTTCACTGGAACTCATACAGATATACACTGCTCCTTTGTTGAACATCATAAGGTTGGACAGGCTGTCGGTTAGAAATTGTGCAAAACCATCACCGAGATTATCATTCATAATTTTACGCCCACCAAGCGTTCCGGCATGATAACGCAGACTGTCTTTCATGGTTGAGCCATAGTTCACATTATACGGAGGATCGGTAAAAATCATAGCCGCAACATCATCCTGCATCAGTTTTTTGACATCGTCATATATGGTGGTATCGCCGCACAGCAGACGGTGTTCGCCTAAAAGCCAGATATCACCGGGCTTGGTCACCGCTTCTTCAGGAACTTCCGGCACTTCATCCTCATTGGCATCAGAAGAAGTTTCCTGCTCGCCGAAAGCATCCAGTTCTTTTAATTCCTCTTCAGAAAATCCCAAAATATCAAGGTTAAACTCTAGTTCGCCCAGTTCTTTCATCTCCAGCGCCAGCATCTCCTCATCCCAGCCGGCGTTTAGAGCGATTTTATTATCGGCGATGACCAACGCCCGCCGCTGTATCTCTGTCAGATGCGGCAGACGGATGACTGGAACTTCTTTTAATCCCATGCGTTGAGCCGCAAGCAGTCTGCCATGCCCGGCAATAATGACATCATCCACACCAATCAAAATCGGATTGGTAAAGCCGAACTCTTTGATGCTGGCGGCAATCTGAGCGATTTGCTCATCGTTATGTGTGCGCGAGTTGCGCGCGTAGGGGATGAGCTTATCCACCGGATAATTCTCTTGGAATTCCATAAATTTCTCCGTAAAAAACAAAAATGACCAGACAAAAGACATGGGGCGACCAGCCACCCAAAATAAAATAACTCTGAAAACCTTGTTTTGCTTGGCTTTCAGAGATATGCCGACCAGTAAACAAAAAAGCGTTTCGCTAGAAAAACGCCGCGGCTTGCGCCCCCGCATACGATTTAATCGCAGGAAGGACCCGTTGCAATACATCTTGAAAATTATTGATTTCTAAAGCATACTTATTTTGAGGAGCATGATATGGATATAAATGAACTCAGAAATAACATTATTGAAATAAATCAGTTATCTAATACATCAGACCTGTACACTTTTTTCTACGATGAAACCAATAATATAAGAAAATTATATATTGATAATCAATCTTTTAATACAGAACCATGTATTTTTGCTTTAGGAGGAATTGTATGTAAATCTAAAAATCCTGTTTTTAATAAACAGGATTTGAGAACTATTTTACATATTCAACCTTCTACAAATGAGATAAAGAGAAAACATCTAGTGAAAGGTAATTTTGAAGAAATTATTTATTCTTCAAGGATTAATCTCTTTTTACAATGGATGCTTGATAATAACCTTCTTATTCATTACTCCATTATTGATACTTTATATTGGTCAGTTGTTGATATTATAGATTCAATTATGGATCCCCAAAATCCCCTATTTCAATATTCAGTTGTATTAAAAGCTAATTTACTTGTTATTGTAAAAGAAAATTTATCCCATATAACATCAATTTTTGATAAATATAGATATCCTGCAATTGATCCTAAAAATAAAGATAGCTTTCTAAATGAGCTAATTACTATGGTGG